GCCATCCTTCTAAAAAACCATATCGCGATTGGAGTTCAATTGACGATAGATGAAACTGGAAAGTTGATGCATCTATTGCAGCTGAGTACTAAGGAATTCGAAGTGGTAACTACATTACGATATAAAACTACTGATGGATTTACAGGTAGTATAGTAAAAATTAAATCTAAGAAAAAAATAATTTACTAAATATTACAATAATAACAATTTTAAAGGAGAATAAGTAAATGGAAACAATGTTAGCAATTTTTGGCGCCAAGTGGTGTTGTGTTTTTGCATCGACCGCTGGAGGATTGACTAATGGATTAGTGCATACATGGCTTGGATGGGCAAAAGAAGCAAAAAATCTAGCACTCGCAGCCTTAGTGGGTTGGATTGCTGCAGAATTCTTTATCCCTGCATTAATGGAATCATTTGAATTTGGCCCTTATACGGCTCTAGCAATAGCATTCTTTATTGGATATAGTGGTATCAGATTGTTACCTCATCTAGAAAAGAAAGTTTTTAGTAAACTAGATAAAGCAATAGATTCTGTCGGGGAAGATAAAGAAGACAAAAAATAATTAAAGGATTAAGATGGCTGAATATAAAAATGAAGAACCGTGTGAGTTTATATATCACATAACAGCAATAGAGAAGGTAGTAGATGGAGATACTGTTGACGCAGTTATTGATCTTGGGTTCGATGTTAGGTATTGTGGACGAATCCGTTTGTTGGGAATCGATACACCAGAATCAAGAACTCGTGATTTGGCAGAAAAGTTTTATGGAAAGCTCTCCTCTGCTGCCCTCAAGTCATGGTTACATTGGGCAATTGTGTCAGACAGAGATGATATTGAAGTCCAAGTCAGATGTCCAGAAAAAGACAGTAGAGGTAAATTCGGAAGAATTCTTGGAGAAATCTGGATCAACTGTACCGAAGACGGACATGAGTTTAATGGATGGACCAATTTAAACAAATGGATGTGTGAAGCGGGCTATGCAGTAGGTTATTATGGTGGAAGTAAAGAGGAAATTGAAGCAGAACACATGAAAAATAGAGTTCTTATAGAGCAACGAGATGGTATTAAATATCAGGAAGGAAATTAATGGCCGAAATAATAACATGTCCACATTGTAAGAACAGTTTTTTTCATGACTTCTCTGAAGAAGTGACTGTTGAAGCATCTATTGATAGAGGTGTTGAAACATCATCACAAACAGGAGATGATAAAGTAGGTACAAGTGCAGAAGCAGAGGCACATGCAAGTGCAGAAGCTGGAGCGAGTGCAGATGTAGAAGTAACAGATCATAGTGCAGAAGCACACGCAGAAGTTCATGCTGGTGCAGAAGTAGAAGCTCATGTTGAAGGTGAAGCTCATGCAGAACATGATTTAGGAGATGGTGTAACAGCACACGCCGATGCTAGTGGAGGTGTAGAGGCTCATGCAAGTGTAGAAGTTGAAGCACATGCAGATGCAATTGCAGAAGTAGATGATGGAGATGTTCATGTGGGAGTGGGAGTCGGTCAATCTGCAAGAGCAGAAGTTGAAACAACTGCTACAGCTCAAGCATCTACAGGAATTGATACACCAGTAGGTGATCTTTCAGTAGGTGTAGAGGGTGAAGCTCATGCCGGTGCATTTGCAGAAGAACATGCAGAAATAGGAGGAGATGTTTCAGTAGGAGAACATGGGGTTTCAGTTTCAGGTGGTGCAATGATTGGCGCAAGTACAGGTGTTGAAGCTGGAGCAAGTGGCTCAGTCGATACACCATTAGGTGATTATGGTGGTGATGCATCTGTTGGTGTAAGTGTAGGAACACAAGTTGGAATAGAAGGTGAAGAACATGCAACTTATGAAGATGGTGTTGCGAGTATCGGTATCTCAGGAGAGGCTGCCGTATTAGTTGGAGCAGATGTTGATTTAGATGTAACTGTAGATATAAATCCACTTATTGATACCGCTAAAACTGCACAAAAAACTGCAGAGCTTGCAGCAGATGAGGCACAGGATTTAAAAAATAGAGCACTAGAGGCATCAGAGAAAGCAGCAGCTGCCGCACAGGCACAAGAAGAAGCAATTGCTCGCCGGGCCGCTGAAGAAATAAAAAAACAAAAAGAGGATGCAGCAAAAGCCGCAAAAGCAGTAGCGGATGCTGCAGCAGCAGAACATAAAAAAGCCGAAGAAGCTGCAGCACGGGCAGCAGCAGAGGCACAGAAGAAAGCAGATGAGGTTAAGAAAGCAGCTGATAATGCTGCGAAAAATACAAAGAAAGCCGCAGATTCTGCTGTAAAAAGTACAAAGAAAACAACTAAGAAGACAAAGAAAAAACTAAAGAAACTGTTTAAATGAAAAAACATAAGAAGTAGGAGAACATAATGGCAGAAGAAGAATTAGTTGATTTTGGATTCAGTGCTGTAACAGCAGATGAATACGAAGCAGACCAGACTGATGGAGAAAACACAGGAGGTGGAGGTTCTGCAAGTCCAGAAGCATTAGCATCAATGGACTCTAAGATAGAACAAATCATGGCACATTTGGCTACTCAAAAAGATTTACCAAGTTCAGATTTTGGATTTTCTCAAGAGCAACAAGAATCTTTTGCAAAAGCGTTAGCTGCTAACTCAACGAAATTAGATAAGATTCTTGCACTAGAACAAGATGAAGAACGTGCACAAACGACAGCAGATATCCTGGCGCAGCTTAATGATGCAACAGGAGATTCAAGAATTGCTTCTTCAGAAGCAAAAAAGTCAGTAGGAAAACAAGATGAGATCATGAAGTTTCTAGAAAGTATGTCACCAAAGATTGACAAGATATTGAAGTTAGAAAGTCTTGAAAGTTTATTAGAGGGTACTTCAGGTAAGTTAGACGGATTAGCAGATGCAGCAGCAACTGTGACAGCGGAACCGCCAGATTTAAGTCCAATATTAGAAAAGATGGAATTCATGGATAAAGACATCCAAAAGATTCTAAAGATGGAACAGTTGGAAGCAGTTCAGAGTCTTCAGAAGTCTTCTGCTGATATGTCCACAGTAATCAAAGAGATTGAAGAGCGAAAGAAAGATTTAAGTAAAACATATAAGGCACGTATGTTAGCTATAGAGAAATTGGTTTTTCCATTAATAACAAATTTGCAGAAAGATGGTGATACCAAGGAATACATAAAATGGCCTAATAGAATTGAAATTTTAGAGGCTCAAAAAACAAAAATAATGCAGGTTACGAGATCCGAAATATGAGATTTGGAGAATTTAAACAGGAACTTTTAGAGGGTGTATATGATCCCGGAATCTTTAAAGCATTCTTCCTAGCAGGCGGTGCCGGTTCTGGTAAATCATATTCAGCAGAAAAAGCAACAGGTTCTGCTGCAGGAAAGTTTGAATGGCATGAAGACATGAATAAACTTAAGCCGGGCAAGACGGGTCCTTATGGATTGAAAGTTGTCAATTCCGATGAGCAATTAGAATATGGTTTGATGAAGGCGGAAATGTCTCTCAATATGAAGTCATATACTGATATAGAAACAGAGAAAAAAGAGGGTATTAGAGCAAAAGCAAAAAAGATAACTTTGAAAAGAGAGCAGTTATGGGTACACGGTAGATTAGGATTAATCATTGATGGAACTGCCAAGGATCTACGAAAAATTACTATGAAAAGACACAAACTACATGAAGTTGGTTATGATTCCTATATGATATTTGTCAATACATCTCTTGATATTGCTCTTCAACAAAATTCTGAAAGAGCCAGAAAACTTCTTGATGAGGTTATCGTAAAAACATGGGAAGAGGTACAATCAATTAAACAAGGACTTGCTAATATGTTTTCTAATGGATTTGTTGAAATTGTTAATAATAGAGCCGGAGAAGATGTATATCGAAAAGCTTTTACTGAAATTGGGAAGATTATGAAACGCCCACCAAGTAAACCTGCGGCAAAAATGTGGATAGCAAGGGAGTTAGAACAAAAACGTAGATAATATGGCATATATTCACATACATAAATGGACAGTCGCTACTGTTCAAGTAGTATATTATATTCCAGATTACTTACATATAGTAAATGAATTCGTATGGCAGACTGATGACCAGTTACCAGAATATCCACGTATAACTAAATTTTTAGATTATTGGGATAAGAACATTGATGGCCCAATTAAAGAAGTTTATATCTATGATCAAGGTCAAAGTAATATTAGAAAAGTAGATAGACGCCTGAAACTAAACTAACTTGACTTATTGATATTTCATGATATAATACAGTATGAGTTTATATACAGATCAAAAATATGTAGGATTAATATCCTCCCGCCTTGAACTATTCAAACAGGTTAGACAAAATCTTTGGAACTCACGATGTCCTATTTGTGGTGACTCCCAAAAGAATAGATCAAAGAAACGAATGTACATCTACGCAAAGAAGCAAGACTTGTTTGTGAAATGTCATAATTGTGGATATGGTTCCAACCTTGGTAACTTCATAAAACATCTTGATCCGCATTTACATGGACAATATGTATTAGAGAGGTACAGCCAAGGTCAAACAGGACCTCGTAAGACAATAGAGCCAGAGTTTCATTTTGAACCACCAAAATTCAAACCGAAACCAACTACAATTGACTTACCATCTATAGGTTCGCTTCCATGTGATCATCATGCTCAATTGTTCTATACGGGTAGAAAGATGCCAAATTCTTTCTTAGAGAAGGTTTTCTATGCTGAAGACTTTAGAGAGTGGGCAATGTCGATATCCGAAATCGATTATTCTAATTTGGGTAGAGAAGAATCAAGAATGGTTATTCCTTTTTATGATACAGAAGGGAACCTAATTGCTGCTCAAGGTAGAGCTTTAGGTAGTCATGAACTCCGATATATTACTGTTAAAGTTTCTGAAGAAAGCCTTAAAGTTTATGGTCTAGAAAGATTGAATTTTGAGAGTACTACATATATTGTAGAGGGCCCAATTGACTCAATGTTCCTACCAAATTGTCTTGCCGTTGCTGGAGGAGACCTCCAGTCAATAAAAATTAATAAAGAGATGTGTGTACTCATCTTTGACAATGAACCAAGAAATGAACATACTGTTAAAAAATTGATGACCGCCATAGATGATGGATGGGAAGTGGTTGTCTGGCCAAAACAGTTTGAATTCAGCGAGTTAAGAGACATGTACAAAATGAAAAAGTTCAAAGATATTAATGATTTAGTTATGAATGGATTGACTATTGATGAAATCTTGAGAATTATAAATAAAAATACTATGAAGGGATTGAAAGCAAATTGGGCAGCCAGAAAGTGGAGAAATGTCCATTGAGAACGAACAGAATTTTTAGAAAATAGAAAGAAGTAATTATGCTACCTACCGAATACCAACAATTTATTCACTTATCAAGATACGCACGATGGGATTATGACAATGGTCGAAGAGAAACTTGGGATGAGACAATTGAAAGATACTTTGATTTTTTTACACAACATTTACACAAAAAACATAAATTCAAACTCGAAAATGGTGAAAGAGCTGACTTAG